TTCCATCATTAGTCAGTTACGTTTACAGTTGTTTTGAATGTTAGCGTTGCACAAGTATATTCTACATCATTAACTGTCCAGCTCACAGCATCTCCGTTTGAATCGACAATAGTCATTGTATAGAAACTATAAGGATTAAACATTCCAACCGTTGCATCCCACTGATATACAGATAAGCCACCTGATGCAGTGCTTGAATAAGTGCCTTGCTCCCAAACTACTCCTGATGTGTTATCAGTGTAATAAGCTGTGTAATTGCCATCAGCCAACCCAAGATCGAGAAAAAAGCTATCAGTGCCGCACTGAGTAAGCTGAATAAGTTGACAAGTGTTGCAGACTGTGGGTACAACAGGTTCTGCAGACCTCCACACTACAGGATAAGTATAATCTTCAGTAATGAATAATAAATAGTAATGTTCTATGTTTCCACTTTCTGTAGGTAATTCACTAATGGTAATCGTTACAACCGTATCAGTTCCTGCGTTCCATGTACCAGGTCCATCTAAAGTATAAGTCATTGTACCTCCATTCCCAACAATATAAGCTGCATAGTCATCTAAGCATTCAGTAAATGATGTGCCAAGTATTCCTGTTCCAGTACCTGCCCAGTTACCATTAGATACGAAAACAAATGAGTTAGAATATGAAGGTAAGTTACCTAAGTCATTACCTTTCAGTGTGAATGTTCCTGTTTGTGTTGCCATGTTACAAATATACTAATTAAAGAAGCGAATCCAATCGCGATGGAATGAATTACAATAATATCTAAAGCAGTCAAGCAAATCCGCCTTTCTTAAATCACTCTGCCTATCCTTGATTATATCTCCATCTCCATCTACTTCCACATACTTCAAGTCCTTAATCAGCCATTCACATGAAGGATCAATCTTGATGCAATAGTTCTGAAGCAAACTATTCACGAGAACTCTCGTATCTCGGATGGATGGATTGACTGATGGCTGTTTCATCTGTGCTCTGCCTAATCTCAACTTCGTAGCTACTACATCGTAATAGCCTAAGTTACCTTGTGTCAATGCTGACCTGTTCGCTCCTGTGCTATCCCCAGTAATAATGAAGGATGCTTTAGGAAAGGCCACTATAATCTGATCACATAGCTGATAGATGTCAGAGTTCTTTAGATAGAACTCCTTAACCACATGGATGCAACCGTTTATCTGTTGGACCGCTATGCATGTGATAGGATCCACATTGAAGTCGAAAGATAAGTATAGATGCTGGCTTGAATCGTATGAAACAGGATGGATATGTTTAGTATCAAAGGCATAAGCAAAAGGATTATTGGTAACATCGACATCCTCTGCAAGTATCTCACATCGGAAAGTAAGTTCATCCAATTGCTCACGCAAGTGATCCACTTCCACAGGATCAATGTGAGGATTATCATAAGTGCTAAGGTTGAATGAGGACCAGCTTGCATCTTCATCTCTTTTGAATAGTTCTTTAAAGTATGTCTGCCCAAACTTGGGAGTAGATAGAATCCACGCATCTCCTTTGTAGTCTATCAGTGTTGCCATGATAGTTTGATTCCACGCTTCTCTAAACTTCTTAGCTTTCTCTGCCTCATCAATCACTACTCTCGCATACTTCCGACCTCTCCCACTATCAGGCTCATCCATAGACCAAAAGTCAATCACTCCGCCAGTGATCAATCGCATTTGTTTTGTCTGCTCATTCTTTGACTCGATTACATTCTTGAGTGCTGTCTTAAGTTCAATCCATACATCATTCAAGTCCTTATAAGTCGGAGCATAGTAAGCACATGGTAAGCCATCAAGAGCAACCTGCGGAAGCAATTCATTAACGGCAAGTGTAGTCTTTCCCCACCTTCTACCAATCTTCAATACATTGTACCTGGACTTATCAGTAAGCACTTTTGTTTGTCCTGAATGAAGCTCCTTAAGAGTTACTGTTATCTCACTCACGCACTACTCTAATTGTAATGTTATTATCATCGGTCTTAATCTCTTGACTGCTCATCTTCGGATGCAGATAAGGTAAGATATCAGTAATAGCCTTGAGCCTATCCTTAGGCTGCAAAGCATTCATATCAGCAGCGAACTTGTATAAGTCGTACTCATCAAGGTACTCCTTGAAGATATCCTTAATCCAGTTCTTATCTCCTATCATATTATTTTCCTTTACTCTTCTTTACTTTGTTAGGCATCTTCTTCCATGCTGCCTTGCTGGTCTTCTTACTCATTTCTTTCGCTAACTTTGGATGCGTTGCATACATTAGTGCTGCTTGTGCTTTTGATTTGAATGGCATATGCTTTATGTTTTAAATTTCTCCTTCTTCTTTTAGAATCTTCTCGGCCCAGCGTAGAGCAGGCTCGCCTCCCCAAAGCAAATAACTAATCGTGCCACATACCTCAGTATCTCCAGGCTTGTAGTAAGCTGATGCTCTACTCAAGTAAGAATACATCCGCTTGATAGTTATCAATGAGATAGGATCTCCATTAGCTAACTGCTGTGCTCGTACCTTACCGACTTGAGTTGCACACTTGTTGTTAACCTCATCGTTTAGTTTTATGCCTCGCTGTGCTTCATCTCTCACAGCTTGCGGATAGTTGCTCCATGACTTTGCCATATTACAAAGATACTACACTTTTACATTTTTAGTACGATACTGATAGAAGTATAAGAATTCATCTACGAAGATATCATCAGTAATCAAACCACTCTCAGCTAATCTTACCGAGTAATCCTTATCACTATAAGTCCACCAATCCTTGAAACCTATCTGCTGTGCAATCTCAATCTTAACAGGATTCAAGTGATTCAATGGCCGATGGAAGATGTAGCAGTCCGATGATCTAAAAGCCTTATCGATATACTTAAGACCAGCACGATGCACAAACTCAACAGGCTTGATGTTATTGCTCGTTATGATTCCACGAAAGCCTACTCCATCAGGAAAGTACTTCAGCTTCTCAAGTAACTTGCTCACATAGTATGCTGGCACGAGATCATCATCATCGATGAAGTTTATGTATGAAGTCTTGCACTCATCCAATGCCTTCTGCCGTTTCGCTCCAACCGTTGCAACTGTATCAGGATAAATCTTTAACTCAACCTGATCATTAAGCTGAGGCTTCAATCGAGCCATCAGTCTTTCAAGTAACTGCTTACGCTCTGGAATGGTAAGCACTGCAATGGTCCACAGTTTCTTCATATTGGGAACTTTAGTTTAGCTCGTTCAAAGAATATTTTTTCGCCTTTCCTCCAAGCTGTTTTACTGTTCTCGGATTGATAGGTCTTATCGTACTTAGCCTTGCCTATGCTAAAGTGCCGATGCTCAATCAAGATATCCGTTGCATTGTAGTACATGCCATGAGTCAAGGCTGTTGCTCGCAGATCATCATCAGCAAACATACTGATGTATTCAGGATGATACATGTATCCCAACTTCGCATAAGCTTCTCGATTCATAATCGGAATGGTCATCTTCTTGGAAGTTATGCCATCATGCACCTGTAGTAATCCTGGTCCATCTATCATCTCAAACTTGTGGAGGATTCTTTCATCCCAAAGTTGAGGACTCCACATATCATCAGATACCAGGATCAGTATCTGCCCAGCACTAACCTTAGCAGCTTCATTCGTTGCCTCAACCATGTTATTACTTCGAGTCTGTATGATCACAGCATTGGATTCAGTGAATGTTTGATAGTATTGTTCAATGGTTTCATCCTTCTTTGATAAGCTAACTATCCACTCATACTCATGATTACCTGAAGCAGTTTTCATCCAGTGGTCGTAACACTTCCGAGCTTGAACAGGTCTGCCCAAGCTCGGATGAATTAGTGAAATAAGCATTTTAATGCGTTTTAAGCGATTAACTTATTAAAAAGGTAGGTCAGTGCCACCTTGTGCTCCAAAGTTATTTGTAGCATTTGTATTGCCGTTGGGCATAGCTTCCTTTGCCTTTATGTTCAGGTAGGTTTCGCCTGCTTTAGTTTTCGCAACCCAAGCACTAAGCTGGAGTTCCACTCCATTTACTTTCAACTTGCCTGTGTAATCAGGATGGATTTCAGTTGTCTTTTTGTTGTTCTTGAACAACGAGCCTTGCATTTCTTTTAGTTCGTAAGCCATTTTTTTTAGGTTTTTGTAAAGTTAATAATTATACTTGAATTTGATGAAGATTTATTTACTGATTATTAGTTACTTATCTCTTTTTGTGAAGAATCATAGCATAGAATCATATAAAAAGAGAGTATAAAGAAGAATATAGGTCAAAATAAATACTAATTTTTTTGGGGTTTTTTTTTCGTAATTCTTAACACATTCTAGAGAATCAATTAGTTATGCATCACAGAAGTGTGAAGATATTTTTGCATTCTTCACACTTTTCCTGGATTTATAACGAAATGAGTGCCTGTTCTCATGGTTTTGGTAAAGTATTCCCAATGCCAATAATCGCAGTAAGCCTTAATCCAACCACTAATCTTCCGATTTGTAACCTTGATTGAATCGTGATCAATGGCTCTAAACTCATTGCATAACTGTCCAAGTTCGTAATATTCGCCATGAATAATCTCCTTAAGTTTAAACCATTCAATGAATGCTTCAGGCACTGAGTTCTTGAGTTTCTTAAGGCTCAAGTTCTTGTTCTCAGGCTTTGCCACTCCATGCACCAGGTACTGATGAACGCACCACATCATAAAGTTGTCGAATAAGTTCCATTCAGCTTCTGACCAATCATCGTAAAGATTATGGCCAAACTCATCACGAGGCGAGAAGTTAGGCTTATAGTACTGCTTTAGTTCTATCTCAATGCGTCTGCGTTCATGCGATGCTCCTGTTCCTTGAATGACATAGTTTGAAGTTATAAGGAGCTTTGGCGATTCTTCATATGGAATATAGAATGAATCCTTGTTCTTCTTCTCGACTTCAATACCTTCAGTGATCATGGAGAACTGCTTCTCAAAGTCAAAGAATCGGCTAACATCTTCCAATGCTATGATTTGCGTTGACAGTGTTACTCGCTGCCATAGGAAGGATTTTGATGCGTTGAATGATTTACCATCCATAGTTACCATGTTCTTGATCTTGGATAGACCTTTTAGGAATACTCCTTTACCAACTCCGCCTTCAGGATTATCGGATATTACTTCATCAGTCAGGATAACAGCACGAGGATTTGCAGGATCTTTGAAGTTGTGCAGGATATATCCGATTGTACGGCACATATGATGGAAGCGGTCCAGCAATGGAGTCTTGGCTTCATCAGGTATAGTTTGGAACTTCTCGGTACTGATGCCTGTTGTGATGTTCCATATGAATAGAGCAAACTCTGAATGTCCAAAGGTATCAGAATCAGATATGAGATTGATATCTCGATTAATGATCTGGTCCTTCCATATGTAACCTCCAACCTTATCATTAGCTTCTATGCACCGCACTCCTTGAGCATCTATCTCTATCCAAGTGTTCTTATAGAAGAAGTAGGCAGTCGAGCGATTATCACGAAGCCAATCGATATCATGAGGCTTAAGCCATTCAAGCATATCATCACGAAGGTATTCCTTGTTGAGTTTACGCATGACTTGAGATTTAATTATATCATCGCAGTGCTTTGCATTGGCTGACATGTACTCACGCACATAGCCTTTGATTTCAGCTGATGAGATTTCGGATATCTGACACTTATTGTCTTTAATCATTATCCAATCCTTCTCGTTTATCATGTATCGGAATATCTTATTGTCCTTATACCAATTAGTAAGGATATCATTATCGATTAGGACATGTCCAAGCTTGTTCTTCTTCCAGAATAGTGATGCGTTAATCTTCTCTTGAGCTGCCTTGATTGCTTCCTCTCCAATGTCGGATGATAGCTTATCTTCTTCTTTAAGTGCATCAAGGATTTGCTCAGGAGTATAATCATGTCGGATTAGATTCTCAACCTTATTAACTATGGTTGAATCAGTAAAGGATTTAGTCTTGAACTCGTGAGCATTGGCTGCATATGCTGACTTGACAGTCCTGCGGATTTCAGACTCGTTGAATCCTTCATCAGCGAACTGGAGAGTCTGATATACTGCTTGAGATTCTCCGATTCCGAATCTATTGAACTCACATGCTAAGATATAGCAGGCATTGTTACGGTTTCCTTTAGAGAACTCTGCTGAGTGTTGCTTGAGTAATCGCTCAATGATCTTATCTTCTGAATTGACATAGTACGGATTGCGTGCCTGTTGCTTCTCATACTTGACTTCCTTCTTTGGAAGAAGCTTGTAAAAGATTGGAGCATCAGCATTGAAGTACATGTTTGGATCATATGATAGATAGCATCCACGAGATATGTTCTTGCACTTCTCATCAATGGTTTCAAGACCGAAGTAATCGGATAGTGAAAGGTAATACTCGCCATGATCCTTGATGTTTTCAGGAATACGGATAAGGACCTTGACTCCTGTTGCCGTTGGAGAGATGAATGCAGCATAGATGTATTCCTTCTTCTGCATGATACTATCAAATGATTCATCATCGAAGTCCAAGCAAATTAGTCCTGAATGTTTGATACAGTCCTTATCGGTACGCTTTAGGAATGTACCTGACCAGCAGATAAGAGGTAGGTGCTTCTTCAGTTCTTTCTCTTCAGCTTCAGTAGGTAGGTTTCGCAGTTTGGATATGATATCAAGGTGCTTGTTTTGCTCTTGATTCTTGATGCGATTGAGCATGTCTTGAACGGACATAGTCCATCCATGCTCTACCTCGAAGTGGGTTTTGTATACACTTACTTCCATTCCCAGCCTTCAGGATAAAAGGTACGAGTTTTAGTTCTTTGCACTGCAGCCAGGATATCGATTTGGGTAGGTATTCCCAATATGCTTCTTCTACGAATGAACTCGCAGAATAGGTTATAGTTTATTCTCATTCTCATTGTCAAGTAGGTTTTGGTTTAAGAATTGAGTTTCGTAGTTAGTTCTTCTTACTCCATCAGTGGCTCTGATGTAGTCGGTTTCAAGCTTACCGGTATTGATAATTACCTGTGCTACTTGAGCAATTGTTTCAGCCTTCTCTATGGTCATTGAGTTTGGCTCTTCATCCTTGAGCATTTCGATTACTTCAAACAGATGATTCCTTAGGTCGTTGATCTTGTTTCTTGCCATTTTTGATAGTTTTTTTAAGTTTGGTTAGTACTCTAATGGTTTGTTTAATTTCAGGAGTAAGTCTATGCAAGGTATTACGAAGCATATTTTCTTTCCTGGTGATGCACTCAAGATTTTCGAGTGTTACATTTAATGTGTTGCGATCCTTAAATACAATGATATGATTTTTTGGAATAGGACCGTAGGCATCTTGATAAATTTTCACATGAAGTGGGATCCATTTGGATTTAGACAGTCTGATGTAGTAATAATTTTTTTTTGACTTATCATGTCGAAGTGTGATTGCTCCATCGTGTTTAGTATTTGGAGGTAGGCCACCTTTCTTGAACTGAGTTTTTGTTACTTTTAAGTAACTATCTGCATCCATGTAATCTTTAGGACTTTTGTCCTTATTCCAGGACTGATGTCCTTTCGTGAATCGATGAGGTTTGCCAGCTTCAATCATCTTACCTCTACCTGATAAGTTCCAATTGTCAAGGTATTCTTTAGTTTTCTTAACTTGGAATCTAGATGCTATACGATATACAACTTCAACAGGTATCTTTAAATCAGCAGCTATTACTTTGGTATCTTCGGTAGGATATCTTTTGATGATTTTCTTAATAAGGCTTGTAGTGTACTTTACCATTTGCTCTGAATCCTTTAAAAACATTCTTACGATTCTTTCCAGCTACATCATAACTCACATGCACCCAATCAGGATTGCTATCAGTTCCGAACTCCCAAATTAACTGATCAAAGTTAAGATTGAATTTAATGTAGTTAAACAATTGAGCGTTGGTTACTCCATTCATAGTTCCATCAAGATCTAAGTCGAATGCTTCGCCTCGCATGTGTTGAGAGCTTCCAGATGAGCCTGAAATGGCATCATTGAGAGCTTTACTACGAAAGCCTGATGTGATAGGAATCTTTACGAGAAACTTCTCACAGCATTTATCATAGATGTTAGTGGCTAATGCCTGAAGTGCCATTATTTGCTGTTGGTTAGGCTTATTGTCGATGCCAAGCCTGATGGCTGTTGCTGACTTGCAGCATTCTTCGAGTGTTAGGTACTTTCCGATTACCATTATAGTTTAGGTTTTTTATGTTCATACCATGCCAGCACTAAAAATATTAGTACAAGGAATGCTACATACATATTGGTTAATATAAATAGGTTGCACATGTTATGATGAGTGATGAGATGTATATGACTTTTGCGATTATTTCATAACGATGAATTTGCTTATACATTCTGCCAAGCACATAACTGTTAGGTGCTCTCCATTGTTTCTTGCGTAGCCTTTTAGCCTGCCACTGGAAGTAACCTCCAATGGCCAAGCTAATAAGCGGTATAAGTATTTTTATCATTGCTTACCTCCGTACTTCCAAGCATAATGATTCACTACGAGTCCAACAAGTAATCCTGCTGCTGCTGACTTCCAAAAGATGTTACCTTGTTTCTTCTTGTTTAGGTCAGCTTTTAGCTTATCCATAGCAATGACCATATCCTTCTCGTTACTCTCGTACTCTCTAATAAGGTCGTTCTTTGCCTTCATTGATGCATCATGTCTGCTGATGATATCATCCTTTTGTGCGATGATTCCATCCTTGAAAGTTAGGTTTTGCTCAAGCAAAGTGATGGCTTGTTTATCAGCATCGGACTTGATAAGGTCCTCAATCATGTAGCCTACAAGCTTCTTGCTCATAACTACGGTACTATCTTGATCATTTACGATCTTTGTAGCGGTCTGAGAGATACTCATTGTACTGAGCAGAACTCCAGGTACTAACAGTAGAAGCTTTTTCATTTGATTTTACTTTTATGTATTTAACTTTTTGAACATTATTTTTAATCATGTTATTCAATATCTCAATTGAATCATTTGCTCTTTCAAGTGCTATGCTATCAAGTGTATTGCGTTTCGCCACTTCAATAGTCTGCTCTTTTTTAGGCTGGTAATCATCCTTGACAACTACCTCTGCATCCTGATTGCACTTTGCTATGATAAGCACAATGAATAGGAATGCGAAAGCCAATGTAATGTATATCCACTTTCTCATTTGATAACTGAATTGATATTTTCTAAGAATTGGATTGCTTGAATAATCTGAGCCTTATCAGCATAAGGTATGATCTCATACAACTCGATATTAATAGCCTTGTTGAAGTTTGCTGTTACTTTGCTGACTGCATCACGCTTATTCTTTAGATACTTGCTGGTAGGCATATCGACTACACCTGTAGTATCAGACATTGTGAATGATGAGTAAGGCACAGCCAATGCAAGCTGTTGCACTTGTTCAAGATAGATTTTAGTGAGTTGCATTTTACTCATTTGTTCGTAGGATTGCTCCTGTTGTGCACTGGCCTTCATCCCGAAAGCGAGTAGCACAATCATTAATGGTTTTTTCATATTTGATTCCAATCATTTATAAATTGATCCCAAGTGCGAGCCACAAGGTAGATTCCGCCTGCCTTCTCTATGTCATCCTTCATCCTAAGCTGGAATTCGGAGAGCTTGTCGTTACCATACTTAATCTCTATTGCCACTGTTATTGCAAAGAATTTACCTTGATGCTCCACTCGTTTACTTGCCATAATATCAGCTATGCCTCTACGAGTATTTGATTTACGAAACTTCTTCAGCTTAGTATCATAAATACCTGTATTATTAATGCGATCAGCATAGTTACCAGTATATCTAATGAAAGCTTCAATAGACCTCGTAAGCTCATTAGCTCCTTTTTCTGTGAAAGGTC